CTACCATTTGTTTTTAAAAACTGTCCGTTATTACCCGCAGTATTTGGAAGAGTTAATGTGTAACTTGCTCCAGCACTATGAGGTGGTGATTGAATTTTTACACCATGACTATTGTTTTGACAGTTAAATTGTAGAGTACCTACATTTGCACTGTTATTTGCAGTATTACCTCTAATCTCAACAACACCTGTACCATTAGGAGTTAAATTAATATCTCCGTTTATATTACCTGTAGTAATGGAAAATCCCTGTACATCTAGACTACCACCAAGTTGTGGTGTAGTGTCACTTACTATATCTGTAGATACATCAACAAACTCAATCGCATTACCAGAAGAGTTTACCTTAAGTGTTTTGTTTGCAGCACTACCATAGTTAGCTGGTGTGTCAGATAATCCTGTAAATGTAGAACTACCTCCGGAACCACTACCACCGTCATCAGCAATAATAAATGCAGATGAAGAAGCATCATATTTAAGTATTTTGCCGTCAGCTACACCAGAAGTATTTACATCTGATAAAGCGTTTAAAGAACCTAAGTTACCAAGTTTTGTTTTTTCAGCATCTGTAAAAGCGTTGGTATTAGACTCGCCTTCGTATGCAGATTTTATTTCTGCACCAGTCTGGTCTGCTGTAGCACCAGTTTCTATATTATTTAGTTTTGTATGATCTGCGTCTGTAAATACATTAGAATCTGTTGCGGCTTCTACTGCTGCTCTTATCTCTGCATTAGTCTGATCTGCTGTAGCACCAGCTTCTATACCATCTAACTTGCTGTGATCTGCATCTGTAAAAACATTACTATCTGTTGCATTACCAACAAGTGTTTTTATTTCTGCTGCTGTCTGGTCTGCTGTTGCTCCAGTTTCTATTCCTGCTAACTTTGTAAAATTAGCAGAGGACATAGTTCCAGAATTAGAACCACTAGATGCCTGTATTTTTGAACCATCAATTGCTGCCGAAGCATTTACATCAGCATTCACAATCGTGCCATCTTTAATTTTTGCAGATGTTATTGCTCCATCTTTGATGTCAGATTCAATAGTTGTTGAACGTGCTTCGCTAAGACCAAGCCTAGCCATATCATGGATAGCGTTTAGATCTGCTGCTTTAATAGATGATCCAGCAACAAACACGGCTGCTGCGGTATCTACATCTGTTTCTCTATATATATGTACATTTCCAGTTCCTGAAGCAGCTTGTGCTCCGAGAGTAACTGTTGTTCCGCTTACGGTGTATTGACCAGAGCCGGGACTGCTGGCTACATAAGTTTGTAAAGTTCCATCAATTCTTACTTTGATATCACTTGCTTTTAAATATTCAATTGTGATGGCGTAAGAGGTGGCTCCGCCATTTTTAAATTCTTCAGTTGTTTGTACCGCCATGGTATCCACCTATTGTTTATTTAGGCATCTCTAAGATTTTGTCTATCGTGCCTTTGTTTGCTTTTCTGTTTTTTAATTTTTGATCTCTTTCTTCAATGAGCAGCTTTTGGACGTCGTTATCATTTTTAAGACTTGCCCAAGCTCGTTTCTTAGCCTTGTCAAATACTTTTGCGATTCGCTTGTAATGTGGGAATGATCTTGGTTCAACATCGCTCATACCATTTTTCTTGTAGTAGTTCATCTCAGCAAGAGAAATTTGTATCGACTCCTCTGCTGCCATCTTGTCGAAGATTGCTTCTAGGTTTTGCTCACCTATAGCTTTCTGGAACATTGATCTAACTTTTGGACTGTCAGATAAATCTGTTCCATCTGGAGCTGAGTATGTAGAAGTTCTCATGTCATAACCACTGTTAAATAACAACTCTCTTCCGGGTGTGTAATCTATGTTGAAATTCACAGGTGAGAACGCATTAAACATACGAGTAATAAAATCGTGATCTTTAATAGGTCTGCCAGTTAAGATGTCGTATTTAATTGGTAGTGGATCTGCTGCGATATTCTCAGTTATTAAGTTTCTATTTCTAATAGAGTCTTGTATATCAGAACCTAGCTCTCTTGTATAAGGTGTAAGAACTTTTCCTATTTCATTTCTAAGACTAGATAATGGAAGAGTATTGTTCATCAATGAAGCAATAATTCTTTCTTGTTGTCCGGGAGCACCAGAAAATAAATCTACAAATGACTGTAATCCTGCTAAGTAAGATTTACTTGTAGCAGTACCAGCTAATGCCATTGCTAATTTAGATAATCTATCTTCAGCCCATTCTTCACCCATTAACTGTTGGTGATCTCCTATATCTCCTACTAACGCAAGTATCTGGTTGTAAGGTTCAAAGGCATCATAGTTAACCCAGACATTACCAATCTTGATTGTTCTTGGTTTCCATCCAGCATCTAACCATGCTTGTCTTTGTGTTCTATCTGTTGGTCCATTACCATGTAATCCACCACTAAGATATGCCATTGATGCCATACTCAATGCTGCACTACCCATAGCTAATCTTCCGTTCTGGATAGCTTTAGCATTCATAAGATCACGACTATTAAATATGCCGTACTTATTGAGTGATTGGAGATTATCTCCGGGTTTTGCTTTAGCTATCTGGTTAAATTCTTTTACTAAGAAGTTAAATCCGGGAGTATGTTTTGCAGTAAGTGCTAAACCGTTAATACCTGTTCTAGCAAATAGAAAGAATGGTCTAGCCCAAGGTGCTTCGTTAAAAGCTTCACCAAGTTTCGCTGAGAAACCTGTTAAGTCTTGAGTAAGAGTAGCTTCTTTTCTACTATATTCAGCAGCTTTATCAGTGATATTACCGTTAGCATCAAAGATTTCTTTATTAAAATTATCTTCGTACTCTCTAAAGAACTTAGCATCTAGGTTTTGGAAGTTACCATCAGGTAGTTTTTCTGCTGCTTTTAAGAATGCTTTTTCTCTAGCTCTAGCTCTACCAATAATTAATGCGAAAGCATCGTCAGTAGATGCCATGATCTTGGTTGAGTAGGTTAAGAAACTATTGTCATTTAAACTTCTGACCATATTTGCAGTTCTATATAAAGCCTTATCTGTTACATCGCCTCTAGTCTCTGCCCAGTGACCATACATTTGCCATTGGTCATCTAACTTAGTTCTTTCAACATATCTGGTTTTCATAGTAGAGATGTCACCAGCCCAATAAGAATTAAGTTTTCTTTTAAATAATTCAAAAGATTCTGGTATTGCTTCACGCATAGCATTTAATGATGCTAATCCAGCTCTCATAGTTGTACCGTCACCCTTCATTAATCCACCTAAAGCCATAGCCATAGGTCTAGTAAAGGTTGCAGTAGACGTACCTAAGATTGCTCGGACTGCTGTTTTAGGTCCAGATAAAACACTATGAGTAAACATAGATCCCATCTCTCTTAAAAATGCACCAGTCTTTTTAGGATCTCCACCCCATTCACCACCTCTCATCTTGACTCGCATAAACTGGTCAAGATCGTCGAGTGTATGAATATCTTTAGCCATAGAGATACCCTCGAACATAGCTTTAAATATCTCGTCACCTTCATCACCAGTAATATCCAACGCCATACGGAAAGCATCAACACTTTCCTGTACTTGTTTGTCTATCATCTCAGCTTGTAGTTTTGGAGTAATTGTTTTACCCCTCATCTTTCCAAACTGTCGTAGTTGTTGAGATATATCAGCACTAGCCATTTTTCTCATCTGCAAACCAGCTATAAGTTTTTTAACCATCTGCTGTGCAGGACCATCAATATCTTTGATGTCATATATATTTGCTAATTCTCTAGCTGTAACTCCTGCATCTCTAATCTCATTAAATAGAGAAGCATTAATCATATCTATAGCATCAGCATATTCACTAGAAACATAAGAATATAGTGTTTTCTTTCCACTCTTACGTACTAATTTTTCCTTACTAATTTCTTTCCAGAACTCTTCAGGAGTCATGTCAGATGTATTTCTGCCTTCAAATACTGCTTTGTAAGTATCAAGATCCTGTGCATACATTTCATCGAGAGTCTTACCTTGTCTGGCAGCAGTCTCTTGCATCTGCTGAACATAACCTTGACTTCTAAATCTACGTAGTACTTTTTCTATTACTCCTCTAGCTTCCTTTGTTCCTTTTGTAAGTGCAGTGACTTCGGTGTTAGATAGTGAGGAACCAATACTTCCTTCTTCGGAACCTAGTTGTGTTTTCTTTTGTCTTCTAGCTTTGTTAAGAGCTGGACCTGTCTCTAATGAAGTAGTACCACCTTGTGATTTGTTAGCTAGTTTTGGATTCTTACTTGCTCTAAATCCGGGTTCTTTCATTTGAGTAGCAGCTTCTTCTAGTTGCTGTGACTTAACACTTTTTCTTCTAGATTCGATTACCTCTTTTATTCCTTCTTTATTCTTGGATACTCCATATAAAACGCTATCGAATATACCTCCAATAAACATTCCTTCTACTACGTTTTTGACAGTTTTCATTACTGGACTGTCACCATCTTGTGTAGCGAGTGGAGTGTCTAGTAAAGGAAATCTTTCCTTAAGCATTCCAGAAAGGTTATCGTCTTGTGAGTCTTTATCTAGTAGGTCAAATCTTGCACCAGTTAATGCACCAGTTTTAAGACTTTGCATAAAGGTTAAACCTTTACCAACTTTTCCTACACCTCCGAATCCACCTGTTAAACCTAAAGTGGTTGCGACTTCAGTACCTGTTCTGATTAAACCACCCCACCAAGTTTTAGTTTCTAAAGGATCATTCTCTCCATAAAGTAATGAATCCCACTCAGTCTGATAGCCTTCTTCAGTTTCAGATTCTTCTTGCATTTCTCCAGATATAAAGTCAATGACTCTTTCTGGAGCAGTAATTATATTGGCTACACCATCTCTAGCACCAGCTAGTGGAGCTTTAACAGTATCAGCTATATAGTCACCTAAGTTTGCTCCTTCAGGTTTATTAGCTTCAGTTTTTTGTTCTTCTATTTGAGCGTTTTGTTCTCGAAGCTCAGCACGCTCTTGCTCGGCTTCTTGCATAGTTTGGACTGCCGCAGCAGTCTCTTCTTCGCTTAGTCCATCTCCAGATATTCCTATCTCGAGATTCATTTCATCTTCCATAGTTACCACGGTAATATTGCCTAACGAACGGCAAGTAAACCGCAGTTACTCGTCCGTTATTGTTAAAGCTTTTCTGTTGAAAATTGATGTTTTTGCATTTTGATCTCCAGCTCCTTCTGCCTCAAGTCTTGCTCTTGTGATCTTTTCACGAGTTGGAAATTTATATATAAGATTTAAAATTTTCTGATTATATTCTTCTTGCTGTTCTTCTACTTGTACATCTTCATCTACAAGATACCTAAGTTGTGAGTTAGCTAAATCAACAGGATTGATACCCATTCTCATTGCTAAATCTTTGTAGTAAGAAGGTAAGTCTTTAGATTGTTTCAAAGGTGTATTATGCCAAGCTATTAAACCAGCATCTACCTCTGCATTAGATGTAATTTTATTTCTTCTCCACTTACCTCCACCTGATTCAGTCATAGATACTTGCATCATCCGGTTGTAAGTTTCATCGCCATCATCTGTAAAATCTATACTCATCATTCTGGTAAGAGTATTTTCATCTCCTACAGCTTGTTGCACTGCAAGTTTTGCAGCTCTATCAGCATCTGCTTCAGTAGTTACTTTTACACCACCTTTATATAAAGTGTTCTTGTAGGTTGTGAAATATAGTTCAGATAAATTGTCGCGTAAAGATAACCATTGAGGAGACTTAGCATCTGTCTCTCCAAATTTATTACCAGTTCCTTCGTTTGTATAAGTTGTAATAAACTCGTTAGCTTTCTTATGGTCGTCAGTTCCTACAGCAGAAGATCCAGCAACAATAAGCTTATCTTTGTATTTATTAAATAACTCTGTGCTGACATTAGCTAGTTCAAAATCATATACACCACCTTGGTAGCGAATCGATTCTTGAAGACTTTCTTCAGCAACATCGTCATCTAAGTGACCTCTCAATGCACCTTGTATATCAGAAGGAATAAAACCATCATACTTTTGTTTATACACAGCCATGAGCTGCATTTTTTGTTCGTTAGTAGGATTCTGTAAAGACTTTATTATTTCTACATCAGCAGCTATATCAGCATTTCTGTCATCTGTTTTAGCAGATTGTGCCTTAACATTTGCATCTGCTAATTCTTCTCCTAGACTGTCCCACTCTTTCCAAGAAGTCATAGTCTTAGTAGATCCGTCACGAGCTGTTATTTCGTGACTAACAATAGACATAGCTTCTGCATATGAAATCTTATTATTAGATACAAGATCTACAAGACTTTCTTTAAAAGCTATTCTTCCTGCTTGGATAGAAACTCTATTTCTAGCTGAATATCTAGCAGCCCAATCGTGAGCTAGTTGATGACCATCTTCAGGATTAGCTGTTGCAAATCCAAGTTCTATCATTCTGTCATCAGATTCTTTGACTTGGATTTTATATGCAGCTTCTCTTTTTACAGCTTGCTCATCTCTTCTTTTCTTATCAAACTTATCTATTTCTGGTTTAACAACAGTGGCTACAAGTGCTTCATTTAATCCTGCAAATTGCTTTGCATATTCAAACTTAATCTTTGTGTCTAATGCTGCTTGTTCAGATGGAGATAGATTATCCATGTGACCAACAGAAACTTGTTGACCATCTCTAATAACATCTATTTTTGTAGTTTCGTAAGCATCGTAAACATACTGGTCGTAGCCTTTAGCTTTCTGTAAAGCATATTGTTCTGCAACCATATACTTTTCCCAGCCAGCCATATTACGAAATTCTTGAGCGGTGATAGAGTCACCGGTTTCCTCTTCGTATTTAGATGCAAACTCTTGTGTAGCTAGATCATCATCGAATAGTTGTGATCTTTCTCCTCTAAATCTTGCTTCTAGTTCTGGACTAACACCTCTAGTTAGTATGTCTAGTTTTATCTGTGCTTCTCTGTCTGCTCTATATTTATCTTGTTTTTTCTGTATTATGTCTCCGACTTTAGATGAAAGAGTAGCTAAACCCTCGTACATCTTTTCTGTATTTCTAACTCTATCAGCAGAGTTTTTTTCTAACTGCTGTAGGTATCTTTCTTCTGATTGCTGAATAGCTTTATCAGATGCTTCTTGTTCTGGGATAACATCTAGTACTTCTTGTGGAGTTACTGACTGCCCAGATATTTGATAATTAGGAATCATAACTATAAATAAAGATTTCTATTGTTAGCCAAACCTAAACGTGTAGCTGGTGTTCCATATCCAAAACTACCTGAAGGAAATGTAGTACCATAATTAACCGTTGATGGTGGTGTAATAACGTCTGGTGTAACTCCGGGTGTATTACTAAATGGATTAGTATTTGTATCCATACCTTCTAACCCAGCACCTAACGCCTTACCCATGCCAAGCATGAATGTCATACCTACGTTCTGCATTACTGGAGGAGGTGGTGCTAAGTCTTGTACTGGCTGGATAGCTACCTTTCCAAAGGATCTATTTAGTTGTCCTTTTAATTGTCTATTAACATCTGCATTACTTTCTTTAGCTGCATAACCAGCTTGAGCTAAGCCTCTGGATCTTAGTGCTTGACTAATACCAAAGTTGCCTTTGTTCATAACTAATTGTCTAGCTACTGCTCTACCTCTAACCCCACGCTCGGCAGCAGAAACTTCTATCGCACCTTCGTTGGCTAACATCTTTTTAAAATCTTCTTGGTTTTCTAAGATTGCTAGAGATTTTGCATTATTTAATTGTTGTTGTGTTCTTGAGTAAGCTCGTTGAGCTGCAATGTTTGCTTGGTCAACCTCTTCCTCGAACTGAACTTTTTTAGATGCGTAAGTGGCTCTTGTTTGCATCCACTTACGTTCACGGACTTTGAGTTTATACTCGTAATTACGTCTCGCTTCTTTGTTGGCTTGGGACGCTTGCATCGCGGAGCCTACTGCTCCTACTGCTGGTCCTATTGCTGCTGGACTGCACACGGCAAAATTCTATAAAGGATAAATTGTTTGGTCCGTAGGGAAATCTCCTAAGAAATTTAAAACCTAAAAACCTAAGTAACTTGATATGGACTTTGTTTCTTTCGTCAACAATATTCCACAGTAACTTTTCTGTTCTTGCATTCACATACCGTCTTGCTTCTCTAGCAAAGGTATGAGGATAGTCGTAGATAGCTGGGGTGCAAAGCATCCAGATTTGTCCACCTTCGTGAACTCCTGCCATGCCTGCTATCTCGCCATTTGGCACTTCAAAATAAACTGAGTCGCAGTTATGAAAACCTACGACAAGTGCATTTAAAGGGTCATGTCCATGACCTTCTGTAACCTCCCGATAATCGTCGGGTAAAAGGTTAGAAGCCACACGAAGTGCAGCCTCTAACGTTGCTGGGTGAATGTATTTAGACACGCTCGTAAAAATTATTGTTGTAAACTCCTTCCCACGTCAAATTATGTATTGTCGCTGGAGCTGGGTGTGTAGATTTAATAGTTAATGCTGCGTTTATATTTCTGTCGTAAACAGGAACTGTTCTTAAAATATTGTCGTCAACAATTGCTCCTGTGTTAGCTGAATATTGGTTAGCACTAGATACTTCAAATACTTCTGTATAGTCAGATCTTCCAATTCTATTAAGTGTAGTTTCATATAAACCTATCGGACCGAAACCAAACTTAACTCTGTGTATAACAGTGTTAGCTCTAGTATCAGCTCTCCAGTTTTGACCGCTTTGAGTTAGGTAGTAGATAGTAGGAAGCTTGACTTCCATTGTGTATTGATAACCAATCAGAAATGTTTCTCCAGACCAATCACCATCTAGTTCTAAATTATTTCCATTAATAGTAATCAGACCATATCTACCTAAGTTATTACCTGCATCTACATCGTAAGCTGCTAGTTGAGCAGAACTTTCTAAACCAGTTGGCTTGGCTTTTGTTGATTTACCTGTTGTAGCGTTATAACTCCAACCACTTACTGACATTAAATGATCTAGGTGTACTCTGTTTTCTGCTAAAGCAAAAGTATTAGCATCTATCTTGATTGAATACTTAAGCAATTGATCTTTACCACCATTACGTACAACAACAAACAAGTTGTCATCCTGCATACAGTGGTACTGAATTGTTCCAGTCAATGTCCACCTAAACCAAGATGCTAGTTTTCTTTCTGTAATTTGGTCAAAATATCTATAACCATAAAGAGTAGAGGTACCTTCTTCACTAAAAAAGATTACTGAGTTTTCTCTAGAGTTAGATATAAGTTTTAAATCTTTTTCAAATAGTCTAGAAACTACTGCACTTTGTTCTATTACTTGTGGTTCACCTTCTCTCTGCACTTGTGCCATCTCAAAGAATCTTGAGAACTTACCGGCATTATCTAGAAAACCTAGTGTAGTACCAAGAGAGATAGGATTAGTTGCAATGTTAAAGTTATAAGTAGAAAGAGAATTAATCTTAGCTGTTGTTGGACTAAATACATCACTATCTGTAGTCAGCATAAATTGTTGACTTTTAGAAAACAAAACTAAACCTGTGTTAGTTTGTATTCCATCAAACAATATTGCTGGATATTCTGAACTAGCTGCTATATCTACCGGATCACTGGCTATTAGCTGTATAGCTGACTTAGCAAAAAAATTAGTAAAGTCTCCGGGACGAGACATAACTATATTTTCATCAGCAAGTATTGCAAACCTATTTCTAAAGAAAAGTAGTTTATTAATATTTTTGCCTATAAATGAAGGTTCAGGATTAGTTACATCATCACCAACTAAAGCATCATCCCATTGAGGAACTGCTGGTTGAGTAACACCACCAATACTATATGTAGATCCATTTAATTCAGTAAGTCTAAAATTACCGTCAGCAGTTCTTATAAGAAGCACTGGCATAGTTGACCTTTTTAGTCTTATCTTTCTCCCGGGTTTAGCACATTCTTCCCATGTACCTTCACCATCTTTATCATTATTACCAAAGAATTTAACGTAGTGATTATCTTCTTCAGCAACACTATTAATAACCTCTACAACCATCCCGTGCTTACACTGAGAGGGTAAGTCTCCTACATCGTTAACCTTTCCAGCTACAACATTTAAAAGCTCTCCTACTGGCGTAGAAGCATTGAATATAGCATTGCGTTTTATATGTAATCCTGTACCTATTTGACTTATATCAGAAGCACTAAAATTACCACTAGCTATTAACTCAGTTCTTATATCACCAAGAATACTTTCAGCAGTAATAGTAGTTTCAGTATCGAAAGGTGTAGGTTGAGGTCTGACTAACGCAAGGTTTGCCTGAACAACTGAAGTACTTATTTCATCTATGGTTATTTTGTAGTAACCATCTTTCATAAATACATAAAAGTAATCACCTTGCTGCCAACCTTCTCCTCCATGAAGTAAATCATGTGTAGTTGTATATCTAGCTTGATATGTAGTTTGCTGACTTGAACCAGAACCTTCGGTATAAGGTACTGATTGCCCAGTTGTAGCTATACGAAAATATAAATTCTTTCTACCTGTCTGACTGCCTTGGTTGGATGAGTTAAATATATTAACTGTATAACTGTAGTTAGTATCTGACTCGTTTCCATTAGCTAGAGTTCCACCAACAGCTCCCTCGTCATTAAGAGTATCTCCAGTACTGACACTAAAAATACGTGTCCCTACATTAGGTGCAAACGCATCTCTACCATCACCGGCTTGTGTACCACATCTAGCATTAGGAGTATTACCTCTATCGGCATGAGTTCTCATACGGAACCCTGTATCACAATAGTTATTACTTGAGTTAACTAGAGCTACACTTATACGTGTGGCTGTAGTAACTGTTGTTGTAGTGGTATTGTCAAAAACGTTTAAGGCATACTGTTTTGCATAACTGATACTTTTTAACTCGACAAAAATTTCTTTCTGAAAATTTCCAAGAGGTTCAACCGTTGTATCCATCTCAGTTGTAATGGATCTGTTATTGATGTAGGTGAAATCATTAAGAGTTAATGTCTGTATATCCTCGTCATCCGTATGAGTTAAATATGTGTTATTTCCTATTCCATTAACAACAGTAACTTCATCTCCAGCATTGTGGATGACAGAGCCGTTTGCAGCTTTTACGTCAACACATGCCCACATTTTAATAACACCATTACGTGCTATCTGTCCTATATATTGTTCGTTCTCATCACGATAGTAATGAAACCATTTACCATCTGCTGTTGAATTATTTGTTCCATCAGATAAAGATGCCACAAACTTTCCAGCAGGTCTTTTTAATAATCCTTGTGTAACGTCAGGTATGGCGTTCACCATGTCTTTCACCTGACCGGGAATTTTTTGCTCGTCAGGTTGTTGTGAAATGCCAGCCGTTAACGCTGGAATAGTTTGTGTAATGTTTGCCATTATCTAATAAGTGCTTTGTAAGGTTGATAAGATCTGTAATTACTTTCATGTGGAAATCCAAAGAATGTATGATCTCCCTGCTCACAGTCGTATTCCAATGCAGCAGCTTTAGTCTGCTCTTCTTCTAGTTTTAAAAGCTTTACTAAATCTGGATTAGAAACTAATTGTGTTGCTGCTCTTACTGATGCTCTAGCAATTATGTATCTCTGGATAGTTGGAGGTACATCTGTAAAAGCTCGTAAGTAAGTTATGTCAAAATATAAGTCGCCTGTAAAAACATCAGTGTGTTGAACGTTGTCGTATAGCTTTCCATCTTTTCTTACTACATCTCTAGTTCTGTCATACAATCCATCATGTACATCAAACCTTAAGTAGTCAGAAGGAATTAGGTAGTTACCATTTGCATCAGGAGATCTAAGTACATGATCTTCTTTATTAAAATGCCAGCCTTCACCTTGTACATTTTTATTTGTTTCATCTAAAAGATTTTTTATAAAACCAATCTCTGGATTTTGTAATGCGTTACCTGTGAGAGATGTAATCGGTGATTGACCAATACCACCCAAGATAGAATTAACTGCGGATAGTTCGGTATCGGTTGCTATTTGAGTAGTCATAAATAAAAAAAAAGGGAGCCGAAGCTCCCGTATAAAAAGAATAAATTAACCGTTCTCTGGGTATGTTGTACCGAACGCTGTTGGTGCTGTAGCACCTACATATAGTTCAACGGCTGCTGCTGGGTTAAGGAAATCTGCTCCCATAGCTAGTCTTCCAAGGATTACGTCACCCTGATATACGACTGATACGTCGCCAGATGTAACCTGTACCTGTGGTCCAATAGCCTCTACAACTCCGGCTGCCTCTTTTTGGAAGATCAAACCACATGACTTAGCAAAGTCTGTGCTGTTACCGTAGTTGTTGTTTAGTCCTGTTACAGACTTACGTGCGTCAGCTAGAGCTGTACCCACGTGGTCTCCTAAGTTTGAAGGAGATGTCTCACCTGTAGTTCCGCCATAAGCTACACCATGCTTAGCTAAGAATGGGATGTTCATTGACTTGTAGATATGAATACCTGCAATTTCAATGATTCCGTTTCCGCCTTGTAATGCTGTACCTTGAACGTCTCTATTGATAAGTCCGTTTGAACCAATGTCTTGGATCAAAGCGTAGTACTGACGAGGGTTAAGTACTGCACATCTTCCTGCTGAAGATACACCTTTCTCGTCTAGTGCTGCTGCTGCATCGTAGAAAGCATTAACTAAGTTGCCTGCGTTGTAAGCATCAGAATCATTAGTTGTTGAACCAACTCTGATCTGTGTTCCACCGGGCTCCTTGAAGTTAGTCTTAGCTACTGGAGAAGCTTGTCTTGCACCTTTTGCAATAGCTCTGAAGATGAGTCTGTCATACTTCTCTGCTAATGCGTATCCAATCTTCTTGGATATCTCGCCTCTCAATTCATAGTGTGCGAGTGTTTCATCTAGCTCATACACGAAGGCTGAACTGATTAATAGGTCGTCGCAAGTTATTGTTTTTTCTGCAACTGGAGGTGCGCCGTCGCTGTTACCTAAAATTGAATTTCCGGGAGTATGGAACTCAGCAGTTGTTCTACCTGTGTAGATGAACTGAAGACTCTTTCCGTTTTTCAATGTTCTCTTCATAACCAAATCGCGAGCTATTGACTCGTGTTGGAAGCCTTTGAACATTTCTCCACTGAACAATTTTAAGTAAAGGGCTCTAGCGTCACCTGCTGAATTAAGCTGACCCTGACGTGTAAGTGAGGTAGGGTTAGCTGATGACTGTTGTGCCATTTTTGCTTAAAAAGTAAGGGTATATATTGTCGTTCCTAACGTTAGAATTGTTGCAGTCTTAATTGGTCTAGCGTGAGACTGGCACGCTTTGTGGTCTTTTCCCACCGTCGACGGCTTAAAGGTATCCTCCTCAGAGGGCTTTAGCCAAATTGAGTAGGGAGGATTCGCACCTCCCCAAAGGTCTACTTGACTACTCTTGTGTAAGCAACGCCACGATATACGAAAGTAACTTTCATGGTTATCTCCATATACTAAGCCCCGTTCCATGCTTAGTTCTCATGCGTCCCCGAAGGGATGAACGGACGTGGTTGCCAATGTCTGGTTACACCAGAGATGATAAAGATATTAGTTATCAGAGTTATCGTCGTCAGAAAGTTCTTTATCAGTTTCTTTCTCTTCTTCCTTTTGAGGTGCATAGTAAGTGATGCTTGCTCTCATAACATTTGATTGATGGCTCATCCTATAGATGGTGCTGTTAGTGCAACTTGTGTTGACTCAGCAGAAGCCAAGTCAAGTGGGAAGTTGTGAGCGTTACGCTCGTGCATTACTTCAAAGCCAAGATTAGCTCTGTTTAATACATCAGCCCATGTTGGGATAATCTTCCCATTAACATCAACTACTGATTGGTTAAAGTTAAAACCATTAAGGTTGAATGCCATTGTGCAAACTCCCATAGCTGTTAGCCATATGCAAATAACCGGGAAAGCAGCAAGAAAGAAATGTAGAGAACGAGAATTATTAAAACTCGCATACTGAAAAATTAGTCTCCCAAAGTACCCGTGTGCAGCGACAATATTATATGTCTCTTCATCTTGCCCAAACTTATAACCATAGTTCTGCGAGACTTCCTCTGTCGTTTCGGCAATAAGTGAGGAAGTAACAAGACTTCCGTGCATAGCAGAGAAAAGAGATCCACCGAATACCCCAGCAACACCAGCCATATGGAATGGGTGCATGAGTATATTATGTTCTGCTTGGAATACGAACATAAAGTTAAAAGTACCAGAAATACCAAGAGGCATACCATCACTAAAACTCCCTTGTCCGAAAGGATAAACCAAGAACACTGCGAGAGCTGCGGATAGTGGTGCTGTGTATGCTACAAATATCCATGGTCTCATTCCTAGTCTGTAAGATAGTTCCCACTGTCTACCAGCGTATGCTGCTACTCCTATTAAGAAGTGAAAGACAATGAGTTGATATGGTCCGCCATTGTATAACCACTCGTCCAAAGTGGCAGCTTCCCAAATCGGGTAAAAGTGCAGTCCTATTGCGTTGGAGCTTGGAACTACTGCTCCAGATATAATATTGTTTCCATAGATTAAAGAACCGGAAACTGGTTCACGTATGCCATCTATATCAACAGGTGGTGCTGCTATGAAGGCGAGAATAAAACATGTTGCGGCTGCTAGTAAGCAAGGAATCATAAGCACACCGAACCATCCCACATAGAGACGGTTGTTAGTGCTTGTAACCCACTCGCAAAACTTTTGCCAATTACTTGTGCTTTCTCTTGTTACTGAGATTGCTGCCATTTAAAATACACCGGGAATAATTTGACCGGTTGTTACGTAGGCACCTAGTGCTGCTACGAAGCCGAGCATTGCTGCCCAACCATTAAATCTTTCTGCTTCTTTTGTCATAATTGGATGTGTGTTGTGGTGTGTCATTTCAATAATTCTGACTGGTGGTTCGTAAGGGTATTCGTTATCGAATAATGTATCTAGATCTTTTGTTTTCATTGATCTAATAGTTTTTTATATAGCTCACTTTTCTTTTTGGTATTTGTTTTAATTGTGTTCCAATTTTTACCAAACTCTGCTGTCATTTTTGCAAAGTCTTTGTAAGCATTTTTCTTTTTATTAGCCATTAAAAATTAAGATCTGAATTGTTTAATTTGTCTACAACATCAGCTCTATAAGCTGGGTCGGTGTCATAGCGTGGATCTCCCATCGCTGCGACAAGTTCGGCTTGTGATCTGTACACGTCGCCTGAAGATGATGCAGGTTTACCCTGTAGCATTCTTCCCTCGTATCCATTAGCTTCGTTGTACTCAGCTTGTAGACCTTGGAAAGCAATGTTGATTGCCATAGGATTACCAGAGTCAACTACCGCATCAAAGGCATCTATAGCTCCATCAGTTAAGTTGTCAGCAGCCCAGTCAATGACTCTGTTGTAGTTAGCTTCTCCGCCTGCTGCATTCTGTACCTGATTTACATCTGATTCAGAAAGCTGCACTGCTTGTTGAGGAGCTTGCGGATTGTTGGCTTGGATCTCTAAGTAAGCATTAACCAAATCTTGGCTGCTCATATCGGAGAACCTAGATATTGTTTCCTCACTAAGTTGACCATCATTCGCATAGTATTCTTCTGAAGCTTCGTTAATCAAACTGACCGCAGGAGCTTCATCAGATACCTCCTCATCACTTCCTTCTTCCTCTTCATATCCTTCGTCGCTTTCTTCGTAGTCTGTTTCTTCTTGTCCAAGTTTCTTTTGTAATGATAAGTAAGCTGCTTCTAAATCTTCAGCATTTTTATATTTACCAGCTAGTAGTCCTTCATGTTCTGCTTCTAACTGTTCTCCTACCTCAAGAGAGTTCTGTTCCTCTTCGGAAAGAACCTCTGTTTCAGGAGTATTATCATACGAAAATGTTTCTGCCATTATTCAGGTTGTTCTTGTGGTGGTTGCATTCCTTGCATGTTCTGAGAGTCAGCTAATTTAGAATTAGCAAACTGTCCAGCCTGCTCAAGTAGAGTCTGGTTCTGCTGATTCTGCATCTGCTCTTCTTTAGCTTCTGCAAGTTGTTGTTCAGTCTTAACAAGATTTAGAACATCAATACCTTGTGCAGCAGCAAGACGTTTAATTGCTTCTAGAGGATTAATGAATCTCATCAATGACTCTGGACCTAATGTCTGTGCAATAGTTTGCACGAACATAGTTAAAGCTTCTCTATCTTGACCACGACCTAAAGCATTCACACCAGCTACAATTGCTGGTCTTACAACATCTTTAGGTAACTTAGGTAGTTCGTTACTTCTCTGTAAAACTAAAAGTGTTCTATCTAAATAGGGTATGAGGAAAGATGTAGTTAGTAAGCTGAAGATTCCACCGAGCTGTTGCTCTAGTTCTAACTGAGTTAGTCTGACTTCTTCTGCTGTTACTCTTTCTGCATTCCTTACATTCATAACAAGGAAAGCTTCAAGTAATCTTCTCTCAATTGTTTGTGCCATCTGAGCAGCAGTTGAAAAATCTGCTGTCTTGCCGACTTGGACGACTTGAACGTCCTCTGCCCGACCTTGTACGATGGCTCCATTTCCAGCCTTTGCGATAGTGGCTGGCTTCGTAGTTGAAGAGGGACTGACCAGAAAAATTACTTTACTAGCTGCCGCAGCTCCTTCCACTAAGGCTTGTGATAATCCTTCGAGAGATTTGAGATCACCAAGGAACTCTTCTACTCTGCCACGACCATACTGTTCTCCGTCTACTGAATTGAAAGTCAGGACTAACCATGGACTTGCATTCTTAGGAGCTGTACTACGTGACCCGGGAATTATCATGTCATTTACTTCTTGGTACCATACCCATCTGCCGTTCTCTAGTTTCACGCACGTGTAAACTTCGACATCATCAGTACGAGTGCCAATATTTGTTTCGTCGATACCCGTGTTAGGTTCCTTGACTGGAAGGTTAGGACCGAGTACGTCTCGACTTATCAATTCCTTTGTAACTATTTCTAGGACGTTACCATTTCCGTCTCTGTTGACGACATACCTATTGAGCGGATAGTTCTTGATACCATCTTTGCCCATAAACAAGAGAGTATTACCACCAACAATTAAATGTTTAAGTGCTTGGTGTACTACAACTCTGTCACTTGATGCAGCGATATAGTCCATGACCATTCGTTCCATCTTGGATAAAGAAAGATCAAGTTCTGATCTCGCTTCAGGAGGTAAATCTTCACCTAACTTATCTTCTCTTACCTGAAACTTAAAGAAGGAACCTTGTGGTGGAAGTATTGCAAGCATAAGTTTTGCTGCAAGTCCTACCACACACTTAGATCCAACTGATTGCCACGGAATATTGAGAGTTTCGTGTGTAGGTCTTGTAGATGTATCGTCTTGAATTAAATAAGGTAACGTAAGTTTTGAACAATCAACGGCTTTGTCTAGGAATTGTCTTCGATCTGTTACCAGTTCATTGTATCTCTTACGTGCGGTCATTAATTAAGACCCCCAGTTGTCTGGTCTGTACCTGTATTTACTTTTGGATTTAATTTAATCCTTAATGATCCTGTACCTTTTGAGTACTGGTTTTTAGATTTATTACCACGGTCATCCTTTGCTCTTCTTACCTGTGGATTCACATCCTTAATCATAGGATCAGGAGGTGGTGCTGTAGGTGTTGGAGGTAAAGGAGGTGGTGGAGCTGGTGGTAATGGTGGTGCTGGTGCAGGCGATCCGCCTCCGAATACACACATTAGATTTCGTCCTCTTCTAATAATGATTTGACATAATCAACTACTTTGGCTTGTCCAGCTCTATACATAATTGATTCAATTGATTCTTTTGGGTGGACTGGTTCCCACCCGAAGTTATCGTCTAACTTCTTCACTAAGTCATCAAGCTTATCGTTGTAAAGCCTAAGAGTATTGAGGGAGATTGACATTCGAGTGTTCAAAAAATGCAGGCATTCTTGCTGCCTTGGTCTGTGAAAATTCTGGTGCTTTGCCTTCGTACATAAGTCTGTCGCTGGCATCTAACCAAAATTTTTTGTCCAAATATCTATCGGAACTATTTTTAAGTGGTTCCATAATCCAGTTGATAGTTGCTTTCCTTAGTAGATCTAGGGAACGACTAGGCTTTAGACCTAGTTCTGCACACACCAAACTGTTTGTAGCTACGTGGACTTGTTCGTCTCTTGATATATCTGCACTTACTGTTCTTAGACCTGCATCACCATTGAATCTAAAGAATGGTAGAAGAACAAAAAAGATTGCTCTTTCTGCTACCAATGCTTTACAAATGGTGTGGTCAGGGTGTTCAGTCCAAGCATCACGTAGTCGTAGTGCTTCGGCTTCGGCTTTTTCATCTACGCCTAGTGCGTTGGTGATGTAACCCAGTGCAAGATCGTGTTTAATTTCGTCTTGAACGTTTGATTCTAGAAGTGCTCGTGCAGTGTCGGGAACTTCTTTATCAAGTGCTTCTGTAATGAAGTCGCCAACTGGTAACTCCATATGGCGTATTGCAAGAGCACGGTAGATGGTTTCTTCGGCTCCACTTTTAAGTTTTCCTTTAGATGTTTGTACGGGTGTCCATGTTCTTTTTCTGGACAATAGTTTTATGTAGGGGTTCATTGCTGACAGTCACAAGATATTTCGTCTGGTTTATTACTCATAATTTGTGCCAAGTAGTCGTCAACAGAGGTATCATCTAGAGCTGCGTAAGCATCTGTCTTATCCTGTGTGTCTCCCATTACTTGTAAGGCATAATATAAAGAAGTCTGTGGGCTGAGTAACCACTCTTCTATAAAAGCCTCATCGTAAGTCACCATATCGCTCCAACTGTTGAAGCTATAGCCATGAAGCAATCCTGTTCTCTCGAGCATAATCATTATTTGATCTGCCACTAACTTATAACTCTCCCATCCAACCTCGGATGCGATCTCTACGTCGCCATATTTAACTTGCTCTACACCAAACTCACCTGAATCTCTGTCAACTATGCGGCTGATTGGTGGAGCTATTTCTGGTGTAGAAGTGAAACCTTTTAAATCTCTACTTCTGTAAGAACAACTAGCGGTTGGAGCTATAGCGAATGCTCTTTCCATCTTGTTCTCACGTGCTATGTTAGCTGCTTCTTGTATGCCGAGGAAGAGCTCGCGTGCAGCTAATCCTGCGTAACCTTCGAAAGGCTCGGCATTGTTAACTGCCTCTAGTGCCTTACCAAACTCGGCATATGTAATGTTGTTGTTGGCTAGAAAGTTAGCTAAACCTAATACTCCTAGTCCTACTTGTCTGTCATCTTCTGGTTTAAGGTACTCTCCAGACTCTCCAACACCTGTCCTCCCATGGAGACTGCACAGCTCGGACATACCCTGACTGAAAGCCGGGCGTAAGTCGCCGATGCGACAGGCACCGAGATTGATATGTTGGAGAAGGCATGTGCCTCGTGAGGGCAAGTAAACCTCAAGACAGACGTTGCTTCTGATCCGTTTCCCATTGTTGTCATATTTTATTTTTGATAGCCAAATGTCTCCTGCTGCAATTCCTCTAAGTATTGCTTCCTTGACTCGAGCTTCTGTATTAGCCCAGAGTTCTGAGGTGAGGTCAACACATCGTTTAACCCATGGGAGTTCTTGTCTGGAGACTTGCACGAAGTCAATAATATCGGCGTGATTAATATCGAGGTGAATAACACACGCCCCATTGCGGTACGTACCACCGCGTCTAAGTATTTCATTTAATGTTGAGTAGATTTTTGCGAATGACACTGGTCCCGAGGCAACGAGAGTATCAGGTCCTTTATTTGTTTCTGTTCCTGCTGGTCTAAGGTCCGACAAGTGGACCGCAACTCCTGCTCCAAACCTGAGAGCATGCGACACAAATCGCCAGCTTGCTTCGATTCCATCACTTCCTTCCATGCTGTCGTCGACGTTAAATATCGTGCAGCTTACGGGTAGACGATTCTTTGGATTATCAATCCATTGCTGAACTCGACCAGTTCTAGCAATCTTGTTTGGTTCTATTTTCGATTTCATTGAGTAAATAATGGGCAGCTTTTTTTAAATCTTTTAAGTCGTTGTCTTTATAACCAGCTCGACATATATATTTGATTACGTTTCCAAGGTGATAGTTCAGGCTTTGATCTCTAATGAAATCCCATACTTCTATGTTTCCTCTCTGGTAGTAATCAGGACCTTCTTTTTTTTGCTTCATGTAACAGGGGTGAAATTAAATTATTGAGTTTAAAAACCTGCTCTTGTAACCTCATATAAAGTTCCATCATGGTTTCTTTATCTATTTCATACAGTGCTAACTGGATCTCTCTCATCTCCAGATCTTGATGGAGGGTCAATTTCGTACTGTCCCACAGGTTGCCAGAGGATTGGTTCTCTTTTTTCATGGTCGTAGTCGTCAGTAGTTAAAATTCTTGCTAATCGCGCATTTATTAATGCGTCTTCTTCAGTCATATCCTTTTCTTCAAAGGTCTCAACGACTGCTTTCCACGTATATCCTTTTTGTTCAAAGATCTTTTCTGCTTTTTTAATACCTATTCCCGGGACACCTGAATATCCATCAGTATTATCGCCAGCCATAGTTTGTATCAAATGCCATCTTGCTCCTTCTTCTGGAGAGATCGTTACCGATTCTTTGAAGTCATATAATTTACCGGGAATCTGTCTCATGTCTTTATCAGGAGAGACGATTATATTTCCGGGGTACTTTGTTGCGTAGATACCTAACGCATCATCAGCTTCGAGTGTATCCTTGAGGATAACTTTGTATTCTTTCTTCAGCTCCTGTATGACACGTTTGAATCCACAGGGTTTTTTTCGTTGTCGATGACCCTTGTAATCGGGCAGAATTTTTTTCCTAAAATTATTAGGGCTTGTAAAAAACAATATTAATTCATCATCAAACGAACCTAATTCATTTTGAATTTTGTCTAAATCTCTTTTTACGCATTTCATTGCATCTGAGAAGTTAGAAGTAACAACTATTACGTCATCTCCAAAATCCATTTCTGTTTCTGCTGCTGCACAGCATTTATAGACTATATAGTCGCAATCAATTAATAATTTCATATCTAATGTACGTCTGCCCATGTCAAACCTTCTTTTGCTTCGGCAGCTATAGGACAGCGTAATTGGTAATACTCTCCAGCTAATATTGCTGAAGTTTCTAGTTCGCGTTTCACACCAACTGCATGATATGGTCGGCATTCATACTGCAATTCATCGTGAACGAATGCTAGTTGATGTGTGTGAAAAGGTTGTAGTCGATCATTCGCTATAACCATCCAACGCTTCGCTATAACTCCAGCCGAACACTGAAGTAAATAGTTCAGAGCTTTGTGTGGACTATCAACTAGAACTCTCCTACCGTCAATAGCTAAAAGCCACCCATTAGTAGACTTAGCTGAAACCGCTCCCAATAAGTCAGCGAGACCTTCGATTGCAGAAACAAACGCTTCTCTAATTTCCTTGCCTTTCTTTTTAGCTTCATTGGGTTTGAGGGTGTTATCATAAGAGGTTCCAATTTTTTCGTTGCCTGCTCCGTAAAGGAAGGCATATGTGACAGTCTTAACTTGACGTCTTGTGATACCGATCTTGTCGGCATTTACTTGATGTATATCATCGTTGAGAAGAATATCTGCATACCTACCGTTGTCGTATCTGCCAAGATAATGTGCAAGCATTCGTAGTTCAATACCACTTAAATCTGCACCTACCATGGTGTGTCTTAGACTGGCAGTAAATAACTCTCTAAATTCTTTATCAGCAGGCACTTGTGCCAAATTCGGTTTACGATGAGCACATCTAAATGTGTTCGTACTAACCGAGCAATTGTGGTGTATCCTGCCTTCAGTCGTAACAAGCTTGTTCCATGCGTTCACGCCTTCGGATATCATTCCAAGCTTCTTCTTTATCGTCAAACATTTCGCACATGCTAGCGAGAAGGGAATATTTATCTCCGTCAATGTAATCTCGTCGATAATTGGTTTCCCAGTCGTAGTGGTCTTGCTCAATTTGACATTCAAATGTGTCGTCAGAATCCATGCAATATGGTCTCGTGAGGTTGGGTTAAACTCCTTTATTCGTTGTATTTCACATCCTGCTCTGTACCCTTGTGTTGCGTTATCTCGTTTAGGAGTGAACAACGATCCTGCAACGTAAGGGAATTGTTTTCGAAGTATGTCAATAGTTTCTTCCATCTCTCTTCTGAGATGTGACTCAAGTTGCTGAGCTTTTGATTCATTAAATGTCCATCCATGAATTTCTTGTTCAGTCAATATTTCTGCGACGCGATGCTCTAATCTACACGCGTCAGATAAGGGCGGAAGTGCTCGCATAATTTTGTAGTTACTTTTACGTCTTGGACCATGTAGTCCTGCATATCTTGACTCCACTCTTGCCAGTCACTGGTCTTACCAAAGTCTCCTTTGTATTCGCCCAATCTGTAACCGTATGCTTCGAGTGAATGTCTTCCATATAGTTGTAGTGGCATATGTCGCCATTGCCTTCTCTTATCTATCTCCATTAGATTTGGATGAAATAAGCGAGAAAGGACAAGAGTATCAACGCATTCAGCAGTAGTAGAAAACTCACTGCTAAGCTTCCGTAAAACAGGAAGGTCATACCCAATAATATTGTGCCCAGCAAGAGTATCAGCTTCCATAAGTTGATTGATACCATCCCTGATACTGGGCGTCTCGTCATCTTGATCGTTATATACGTAGCTCTTTTCCTCTTTGGTACAAAAGATGGAAATGCAATGTATTTTAGAAACGTCATATAATAATCCGTTTGTTTCTATATCGAATACCAGCATTATTTTTTAGCGGTATATGTTTTATCCCTAAACTTTGCTTTTTTCTTTGCTTGTTTTGTGGGTGGGTTTGGTTTCACCAGCTCAGAAGTCTGTGCTGGGATTGAAAATTGGCTCTGTAGTTTCATCGTATTTACATGTTTCTTTGTTGTATTTCAATTGACATGCGACACCTACTTCACCTGAGTATCGGTTTTTTAGAACACGTAGGATTGTCTGGTCTACAGCTTCTGTTTGTTGGTTTCTTTCTAACCCCCAAACTTCATCTGCTAGTTGACTAATTGCTGCACTACCTCTTAGTTGTCCAAGAGTTACGCGTGCACCTTCTTCATGGTTCTTATCTGTTTGTGTTCTACGTAAATGTGATACCAAGAATAGTTTTATTCCTGTTTTTTCAACTAAACTTCTCAGCTTAGTCATGGTGGTGTCGATCATCTTACGCTCATCTCCATCTAATCCAGAAATTAATATGCTTAGATGGTCCAAAAATATGGTCTTTGTTTCGAGCGCGAGTGCCATATATTCAATGCGACTGTAGATAGTATCAGGATCAGCACTCCCGAAGTGGTCATAAAGGAAGAGATTCCAGTTTTTGAGCGTGTAGTCATATGCTTCTTGTAATGTTTCCTTGGTATGTTCTCCAAGATGTAATGCTTTACCAGTAGCTACAGACATCAAGCCTAAAGCTGTTCTTCTATTTGATTCTTCTAGTGCGATATACCCGACACGCTCGTCCTTATCTAAAAAGTGAGTCGCTAACTGTCTTGTCAGGGTTGATTTACCTTGACCTGTTCCTGCACTTATTACCGTTAGCTCTCCGTATCTACAACCATGAGTAAGTCTTTGCAGTCCTGCAAATGGATACTCAAAGTCACATGGAGGACTAGGGTTAGTGACTAATTCCAGAAGCGATTTACCATCGACGATACCATCCGGTTGATATGGCGACGCGTTCCAGATAGCTTTGCGAATCGCCTCTCCGTCTCCAGCCATGAGAGCGTCAGAAGCATCCTTGTACGGATCCGGAAGGTGAGCAATCTTGACTTTCCCACTTGGTAGGAGAGCAGCCACTTGTTCCGTAGCATTCTTCCCTGCTTCATCCTTGTCAAAGAAGAGAATAATCTCTTTATAACCTTGGAATAACTGAAGTTGTTTCTGTATGTCTTTTTTGGCTGACGCCGCACCATGCGGTAGGGAAACATGCGCCCAGTTCGGGTACGCCTCCCACCCCGATGCAGCATCGAGTTCGCCTTCATAGACAATGATAAGTTTGCCAGTAGAAGGAATAAGAGACTGACCAAATAAAGTGTCAGTAGTAGTTCCTTCATACTTAAACTCTTTTAACTTGCTTTTGGTTTTGAATCCTCGAAGTGTCTTATCGCTGCTGAAATAAGGGAAGCGGAGAAGTTCTCCGTCTCTGTATATTCTGTAGTGTTGGCAGGTTGCTTCGCTGATTTTTCGTTTATGCAGCCTTTGGGCTGATCCTTTGAATGTGACATTTGTAGGCATGTGATGTGTGTGATTATCGTCGTCTGCTTTTGTTAAGTTTTGGCAACTAAAACAAAATGTATTTCCGTCGCTGTATATAGCTTTCGCATCAGAAGAGCCACACACTTCGCATGGCTCATGTCTTAAAAACTCTGCTGTCATTTCAACCAATCAACTGGTATGCAGTGTGCAGCACACCATAATATTCCATATCGCTCACACCACTTCGCATAGGTTGTTTTGCTTTTCTTTGAGATCCTTTTGTATGGATCTTGAAAGACCATGCGAAGGTCTATCGTGGGATTATCTTTAATGACTTGTCTTATCTTTCGCCTAGATGGTGGATCCCAATATCCTTTGACCTCTAGGATTACTCCGTTATTTGGTAATACAAAATCAGGAGTATAGCTGTGTTGAATAGTGTAAGGGTAGGACGCTTCCTCATATTCGTAGTCAACGTCCAAACTTACTAATAGATCAGCTACTTTCTCTTCAAGTCCTGATCGAAATGCCATTAGAAGTCGTCTTCTACTGAACTTGGTGTCGTGTCAGGTGTCACGTTAGGTTCTTGTGCCTTGAATCCAGCAGTGCTACCAAACAATTCAGCAGCTCCTTGCTCATCCAAATCACCTGTATCTACACCTACCTCTGACTGAACACTTACTATCTGTACTCCAGATAACTTTAGTGATGTGCCATAGGTCACACCATCTCTTAGTATGTATGGTTTCTGAGTAAATCCAAGCTTAACTTTACTGCCTGCATATACTGGTGTAGTTTCATCCTTGATTGGTGTACCTTCAGTATCAACAACTGGAGGTCTCTTCTCATCTGACCAAGAAAACTTGATTAGATACTTACCTTTCGATACCTCTTCCCATGGTGTAGGTTTTAGTGTCGATCTCTTTGGGTTTTTAAGTTTACTCTCTGCCCACTTAAGGCAGTCTGCTCTTTCATCTTCTAGCTGAGAGATTAAGTCATCTCCAACTATCGCTTTTAATGAATAGCCAAACTTACTTGGCTTTAACACAGCTTGATATCCCTCTAGGGTTACAGGCTCGGGTGTTACGTGTATGTTTCTCATTAACAGAAAAAATATTGTGAATCAATTACGGCTTCTGGTTGTAAGTCGCCAATAATCGGTGGTTTTTCTTCAGCTCCTATTGCTAGGGCGAAGTCGTTAAGGGGTTCATGCTCTGCAAACAGAGTCATGTAAGTTTTGCGTACCAATGTGGACAGTTTACACATATCAGTAGCTCGACATAGGACAGAATCATGTATCAAAGCTATTGGAAAGTTTGTTGACATGACTGACAAATGAAGCAATGAAGCATCTAATGAATGAATCAGGTTTGGTGCTGTCGCATTCTTGTGGTGTTTTAGGTCTACACCTTTCTCAGCTCCAGCAATTGATATCCTGACTCTGCCCATTAGCTGTGATTCGATAGTGCTCTTTGCTGTCTTCATAAGACGTTGCTTAACTTTGAAACCTGATGGTGTTGTCCATTTAATTTCATCAGCTCCGTCTCGTATAGCTCTTGCTATTTCTGTCTCTATCCATTTCATTACTCTCATTGCGCCGGGTACAACTAATTCCATAGCTGCTCGTACTGCCTTTACGCATTGAGTTAGTTCTTCTTTATCTACATCAACACCTTTTTCTTTAAAGGCGTCCCTGATGTAGGAACGATTAGAGAAGGGCTTAGCGTTATATGGAATAGTCATCACACAACGCTTAGTCACCTTCCTATCCCAGTGGGGTTTTAGCCGATCAGGGATTGCCTCCATGCTCCTTGAAGCGATGGTTGCATAGGCGTCTTGAGGCTTTTCGCTCCCAATGACATTTACCATGCGAGCAGTGGAGGCGTCCTTGGCGAGACCAGCGAGAATCTGGAGACCACTACATGTAGCGTCTACTGCTACGGGTAGGTGAGTATGAGTTCTGTGCTCGTAGTTTATTGCTACCCATTCTTCGGCAGCAGCTAAAAAACACCAAGGCTCGTCAGCACTTTCCCAAAATGCAATGTTATCTATCGGATCGTTAACGATAGCCCATACCATATGTCTATTCTCAGGTATGTCTATCCAAGCCAACCTCTCCTCCATCGTCGCTTTATCCAATCCATACGTAGTAGCTAACTGGAACTTTAACCAGTTCATGGCATTTGTAGCTTGACCAACTACCTCTTGACCTTCAGCAAACATAATCAAACTCTTTCCAAAGTCAGTATCTTGTGGTGTCAATAGGTTTGGTATGGGATATGCTCTACCTCTATAGTCGAAACTCCAAGGAATATAATATTCTTTTCCTTCAAACTCTCGTACTACGTCCATGGTCATTCTAGTTCTACAGGACTTACGTACTTCTGCTGCCTGTAACTCTCTAGCTATCTTTGCTTCTGTCTTCCACTTCCTCTTCGCCTCTGGATCATCCATGTTTGGAGGCTTTGGAGGAACTTCGTGTTGCATTACAGGTCGAAATTTTCCTACGCTAATTCCTCTTTCTTCTAGTTCCTTCGCAACCTTTACTATGAAAGGATTTAACTTGTAAGAAACTTGCTGAATTTTGTTAATAAACTCGTAAGGTATTTCTCCCTGTATTAGTGTGGGATCGCTCCTTCTAATTAGTTGGTGGCATCTTTGTAAATCATTTAGATAATAACCACCATCTTGGAGTGGATGCCAGTTGCGAGGAGGAATGAGCATAGGCTTAGCAAGAGGACTAAACAACTCTGCCATTCGCATGATTTCGTCATGGTGTTTAATTAATTCTTCGGATGGTTTTAAGATTGAATATGTCTTTCTACCTTTGATAAGTAAATCTCTTTCAAACCAACCAGATACCTCACATAAGCAGTCGATTAGGAATAGTCCGACCTTGATTTTAGTAGTCTTATCCCAACTAACCCATGGTGATATTTGTTGTTTGTGCATCAAGGTTTGTATGCACTTTCGTTTGTATTCTGTACCTCTGGCTTGATGCCAATAATTCTTTTTAAGTGTGGCTAATAAAGCTGGTGCTTCTTTCTCGTAGTATTCCATCTGAGCTTCACCTTCACAGGCTGAACCAACAGCTTGTGCAATGGAAGTTAACCCATGCTTTTTGGATACTGGAGAGAATACATGGTCAAACACAACCTTACATAAAAGCATTGCTTGTATAGTGGTTTGACTTGGCAGAATATGCTTGTGAAAAACTTGCATGTTCCTACCAGCAGCTATTAAATATTTCTCTTTCTTACTATCAATGAATGCAATTAGATCAGGCAATATGGAACTTATACATGCTGAGCCATAAACAGTAGCTGACGCATAGGTCTTCTCCTCTAACTTTGTAGTGTTAGAACGTAGCCTATGCAGTCCACCACTTATTTGTTTACGCTCAAATTCCTGCTGATCCTCTATCTGTTTTTCGGTTAGCATGCTCTGTAGATATTTCTGTGCACTTTCGTACACTTGAACAATAAGAAAGCGACTAGCTTTTCGGCTAATCGCATTCACTATCTACATCAATGTCTGTCGGATTTTAAGTCCGGCGCGTCTACCAATTCCGCCACACTCCCAAGGCTTTTCAGCCTTTTTATTGTAACTTTTATTGTAAACTTGCACAGAAATTGATGTAAAAAGTGATGATTTTAAGATCTATAGACTCGTTGGATTACGCAATAGCGAAGTCTATAGAGTTTACACGCTTAGCTAGTTCTTTATCTGCTGCGTGTAAATAGCGTTCAGTTACGCGTGTTGACGAGTGACCCAT